CTTCGTATGTTGGATGTGCATCACAACAAGTTGATACAAAAGTTATATCATCGTATTTGTAATATTCACTTAACCACCATCCATCTGATTCCATATGATTCATAGTCCTAACATTTTATCAATTTCACTTACAACTTTATTTCTGATCCATTCTCTGTTATTGCGTGGTAAGTTGCCAAAACCACCACAATCAAAAATATTTGTACTTAATTTGTTAAGATAAGCTTGAAGCTCTGTGTATAATTTATTATTCATAATTTTATATTTTAATTAGTTAATAGTACAAATCTAATAATTATTTTGCAACTGACAAATTCTATTTAAATTATTTTTTATATATATTTGCAGAAATTAAAAAACCCTCTGAAAGTATCAAAGGGTTTCTTGTTAACTAATTATAATAACCAAATCAAATTATGAAATAACATAATTGAAGTAGATGCTAATATAGGTATTAAATTCATATATACAAAATTTAGCCTATTGAATTCATACTATTAAATTCACAGGTATTGAATTCACCGAATAACATAAGTACCTTTTGGATTGGTACGCAGAAGTAAATACTCAACAGCATACCTCATCGCATCGACACCGTGATTGTAAGCATCTCTCGGCTTGACACCCCTGATATCCCATACATAGTTGTTGAATTCTTTGACAAGGTTTTCTCCATCTAGATTGATGTTGTAATCTTGCATCAAAGCAATCCCTGTTACAATACTGCCCTTCTTCTTCACAGTGGCAGTGCAATTCAGCCCTCTTGAATTCAGCTCGGCAATTAGTCGAGGTTCGCTGGAGTCTACAACAATAAGTCTCTTTCCTGCATATCTTAAACATAAGTCATATATATTTGAAGTAACTAACCCTTTTCTATAAAAGTGTTCCTTAACCCAAATAATTTTTCTAGGTTTGTCTACTGCAACTTCGGTCAGAACAGATTCATCTCTAGCGAATCCAATATCCAGTCCAAAACAACTTATAGGTATCTCCCTATTGAATTGTCCAATTTGCCAATCTTCAAACACAACACCTTCAGCTTTCTGTAACCAACCACCCATAATCTGATGTTCATATTTCTGTGGTCTTCTAGCTTTCATTTCTTTAACCTGGTTAACAAATGATTCCGATAAATGTTCCTCGTTATCTAAGTACGTAGTATGAATATAACTTACACCATTTTTAGATCCATTGAATCCGTCAGCAATACCTCTGTTCTGAAAGAATCTCTGGTACACCCAATGTTCTTTTGTGGTTGGGTTTAGTATGAGTAAAACCCTATTTGCAGATACTTTAGATCTGATACTATAATCTATCTTATCAAAGTTATCTTCTTCCATAAGCTCTTCTGCTTCATCAAGCACAAAAGTATTTACTCCACTAATAGATTTAAGTTTAGCAGTCTGATCTCCACTTGCAGTTTTTATGCCACTAAAATATATAGAAGAACCAGTAACCTTATTTTTAATTTCATACTTAGTTACCTCAAAGTTTTCTATTACACCCATTAAATTCAGTTTTTCTACAAACTCAGGAATAATCGACATAGAAGCCGAAGTCATCGTGTACCTAGTAAATAGTATCCTATTATCTTTTTCGTACGTTAGAAGTGCTAAAAATACCGTTACTGCGAATGATTTACCTGATCCTCTACCACCAGTAATTACAACGTATCTATCCTTTGTCTGAAACAGACTTTGATACTTTGGGTTTAGATTCAGCTTTTGCATTCTCTTTTATAAGATTGTTGATGTCTTTTTTAATTATTGGTAAGTGATAAAGAAGGTGAACTTTTTTCTCTAAGTCCTCAATCTTTTTTTTCATTTGTATGAGAGTCGATTCTTTCATTTTCAGGTGTTACATCTATTGTTTTAGGTCTAGCAAAATCTATGACAGGAATATTAACTTTTGTATTAACATCTATCTGTTGCATTTCTTTTGGTTTACCATATCTATAATTCATAAGATAATCCCACATCTTAGGATTACCAGCTTTAGCTTCTTTGGCAATATGCATCCACATTTTCTCTGCACTACCAAAGTTCTTTCTAATGGCAAAGTCAATTAGACCAGTCATATTATCTGTGATAATCTTTCTAGGTCTACCTTGTCCTCTGCTGACACCTTTTACAGCACCATTGTTTTTTCTCCCATCTTGTTTTTTTATTTCTGACATACCTCAATAATATAAATAAATGCTATAAGTATAGCACCTACTAAATAAAACATTGTTCCCATATTAATTTTGTTTTTCTAATTCCCTTTTCATTCTTACGTTTTCTCTTATCAGATCTTCAACGTAATACTTTTTGTTTGTCCACCAAGTATTATCTTTCATTTGTGAACATTCACTTTTTATTTTATGGTATGCTTTTAAATATTTCTTTTCACCATATATCATAAAATTATTAAATATATTATTTATGTTGTGTAAAACTGTTGCGTGGTTTTTATCTAGTGTACTACCAATAAAATCTAAACTATCTTTAGTTAGTTCTTTACACAAACCAAAATACAAAGCTCTAGCATAAACATATTCTCTTCTTCTACATATGTTTTCTAAATCTATATTTAATTCTTCTTCTACTTTATTTCTAATTATTCTATGTTTCATTTTAATAGTAGTAATTTTCTAAATCATTTTCTTTGTGGTAGTAATTGTATTTACTCAATTTTAAGTTTTGTAAATATGTTTTGCATTTTTTCTTAGTAATATAATCTACACCAACATTATCTAAATTATTATTAATCCAATAACCAATTGCAGATTGTGATAAATTTTTATTTTTGTTGTTATACATATTTAAAAGTTTCACTATTGATTCTTTTGGCAATAAACCCACATAATTGTGTAATGCAGAATGAAAATCTTTTGGTAATGCTATTAAATTATTTTCTTCATTATTTTCTCTATTTGCATCTATATGGTGTACATCATAATCTTTAGGTATAGGTTTACCTGAATAACTTTCATAAAGTTTTCTATAATTCATTTCCTTGTTTTTCTATAATCATTATATGCATCAAGTATACCTTGACAACATTCATATTGTTCTAAATCTTCATAGTGTTGTATTATTACATTGATATCATCTTTCACAAGTAAACCCTGGACCAATGACATAATAATATCATCGTAACATTCTTTTCGACTTACTGTTAAAGATTCTATCATAATACTTCTTCTATATATGTGGGTTCAAATTCTGTTTGACCTTTCTCAATTAACTTATAGTTTTCTATGCCATCCATTACAATTTGTTTACCACTTAAATAAAACTCTTCACTTATGGTGTAGAAGCCAAAATCACCAGTATTTCTATCTACTGCTATAAATGTCCAGTTTGTATAATCTATGTTAAACAATTCAGTATAGATATATACTTGAGCTGCATACCCATAATCTCTAGCATCCCATTTAAAACCTTTTAAATTCCTACAGGTTTTTAGGTCTACTATATAACCATCACCAAGAATATCAGCTTTAGCTCTAAAACAATAACCATTTATCATACCAACTGTTGGTACTTCTTTTTCACTATGTTCTAAAATATGTTCTACTTTGCCACAAGAAATAAATCTTTCTGCCAGTCGTTTTACTTTATGACGATCTGAACTTAAATATACTTTACCGTATTTATCTTCTGCTTCTTGCCAAACTTTACCTGATCTTCTAGTTACATCTACAAATACTTGCTTTTCAAATACATCAGGTTCTAATACATACCAGTGAAATAAACTACCAAAATCAAATTTAGTATCACTAACACCTGTTGAATTCACATACTTATAGTAGTCGTATGGTCTATTTGATAATACTTTTATAGATGAAGAGGAGAGAGAATTTTTACCCATATAACCATAGTAAAAGTCATCATCATACATATTCGTTTCCAGCTCTTCCTCTCTCCAAAGTTCTCCATCTAAAGTAACTATCATCTATTTTTTCTGATTTAAGTAAATTTTTCTATTATTCTTTTCGTAAACTACATAATTATTTTTTCTTAAGAAAGTAGTAGCTTTTTCTATTTTCTTTTTTTTCTTTCTGTAGTGTTCAAAGATATGATTTGTAATTACGTTTCTCATTTTTTTTTAAATCTATGTGGATATAATTTTTCTAACCAGTCTGAGTCCCATTGTTTATTTTCAGTAATCTTTTTTGGATCTCCTAATTTAATACCATTATTTATAGTAATATTCATTTCTTCTTCTTCCCATTGAATCTTTACCCTAGCTTCTTCACCAAGTATTTCTTCTTCTTCTAATAGTTTTTTTATTTCTCCCATATTATAATTTATTTATTGACTTCGACATAGGTTCTAAATATTTTATTCCTAACAAATGCAGAGATAGAAACATTATCTTCCTGTGCTTTTGTTCTGATTAATTCTTTTGCTTCTTTAGGTATTCTTAAGCGAAGCGTTTCATCATTTTTCATAATTATAGTTTTAAGATTATATATTTCAATATTGATTCTATCCCTTTTAGTATTTTGTCTAAAGGATATTCTAGCACATAGTAAATAGTATATAACAATACTTTTACTATACAAAATACAACCAATAATATAAAAGCTATAATTAAATGTGGTACTCTAAGTAATATTTTTAGTGCTTTCATATTTTTGCTTATGACACAAATCTATGAAAAATATTTTATATAACAGTATTTGGGTACACTAGGCATACTTTTTATTACTTGATTTCTATATATATATTATCTTTTTGCACTGGCAAAATGTCTATCCAGTCTACCCATAAGGGAACGAAGGGCACCTTTTTTTTGATTTAATTTGAATTTGGTACCCAAAACTTGTGGACGTTTACAGGCTTATTATATCTTAAATTACTATTTACTTGGATCAAACGTACCTTTCCATATAGATTGACATACTGCAAACCTCTGATCTCTATCATTAAATTCAGATATCATCTTTGCATTATTCATACATCTTCTATTGAAGTCTAGTTTCTCTTCGTACTTTTTAGGTTTCATTCTAAGTGGCATAACTTATTTTTTAGTTTTCTCTAATTCCTTTTGAAGATTAGCTAAAGCTCTCCAAGCAACCTTTGTTGAATGACGTATACCATCATCATCAAATGTACCAGCTTGAAGTAAATGCCTGGACAGTGCATCTAATTCATCCCCTGACTTAGACCTATCCCAATGTAATTCCTTATCAGGGTTATGTTGATTGTTACCCACATAACTACATTTAGATATTTCTCTAATAGCATCAGGAAAGTATTTTAATACACCACTATAAACTGGCATAGACTTTCTATCTTCTTTAGAAGTAACTATACCAGTATCATTTTGTACGTAAACCAGTCCTGTTATTTCATCTGTTACCACTCCCATAATACGTCTGCTTCTTTAATTGATAAATATGTTATTTTTTTACTAACTATTGAATTGTCAGAAAAGTGTGTTGTCTTTCTGATGTCTTTCATTTGCCAGTCAAGATACAACATTTTATTAATATTAAATCTGTATATGCCTTTAGGTGTTGAATTTATATACATAGGTGTTTCAAATGTGGCATCACATTTTTTTCTAAGTGCATCGTATTTTATAAACTCTAGAATTAAACTATCGTAATGAGTTCTTCTACACTTAAGCTCTATTCTATGGTTTTGCATATCATCGTAACAATCCCATTTACTCATAGGATCTGATGCCTTTACTAAATTGCTATAACTATTTTTCTGCAACCAATTAAATAAATCTTCTTCTACCCAATTACGCATTATAATGTATATAAATATCTTCTAGCTTCCTGAGAACATTGTTTACAAAACAAGGTGAACAACTAGTAGGTTCTACTTTAGGTGCTTTAGGAAATACTCTTCCATAAATATTTATTAAAGTAACTTGTTCTTCTATTGTAATTTGTGATTTTTTAGCCTTAAAGTGTTTGTCCAGGTAAGTATATTCATCTTCTGTTAAACATTGTGGTTTAATATAAGGAAACATTTTATTTAGCTTTTCTTTCCTTTCTTCACAACCACAGTCCTCACCAAGTATCCACTTAGCCACTTTATCTATACCTGTAGCTTTAAATACTTTTTCTACCGTATCACCAAAACCTTTACTGGTTTTTTTTGCTTTTAAGGTACTCGTACCACTCTTCTCTAACTTCTGATCTAATTTTTTCTTTGCCATTTTTTAATGTATTAAATATTGAACTTAAACTTATTTTCGTAACAGATGCTATCATTCTCATAGACATTTGTTTTTTGAAATGTATCTCCCATAGTTTTTTATCATACCAATACCAATTTCCTACTATATTTTCTATTTTAGTAATTAACTTATCAAAAGCATTTTCGTAATCTAGCTTATAAGTTTCATCAGTGCCTATGTTATAATTATCTATAGGCAAATCTTTTTTTAGCTTATGATATCCTGATAGAAATAAATTACGTAGTGTTACATACACATAGTAAGTATTTACATTCTGTTTATCATACATTATCTTTTCAACCTTATCTACATATTTGCTTAACCTTATGTACATACCTTGTACAAGTTCATTTGCAGCATCATCATCACATCCAAACGATTTTGCCATATGTATCCAGTCTTTATGTTTTTCTGCCAGTTTATCTATTAGTCTCCCCACCACCAGTGAAAAGATATACCTACAATTCCTATAAAGAATTGTATCATATATTCCTTACTTAAGTCTTTTGGATGTGGTTCGTCTTCAGGTTTCATATCTGTATCCCAATAGTTAATGCCTACGCATAAACCATAAATAGGGAAAAATTGTACATACATAATTTTCAGTCTTCGTTATACTGTTTTATAACAGCTTCTATTCTAGGGTTTTCTCTATCTATTCCTCCGTATTTACAAGTAATCTTTTTTACAGTTTTTGTATCATCACTGACAATACATCCACTAGATGTCATTGTATCCTGAAAGAATTTATCTACGACTGATATTACGTTCATCAGATCTCTTACTCTGCTATCAGGTGCATAGTAAGTATAATCTACTTCTACCTCACTATTAAATTTAAAATCTAATCTTTGGCTTACGTTTTTCTGAAATGCTTTTTTGATATCATTAGAGACAAAAGTATTCCAATTTCTATATTGGTTTAGATTCAGATAAAATCTTCTGAGTCTTCTTTTTCCTATTGTTAATCTAATTGGCAGAAGAACTTTTATTTCCTTTACTAAATTCATCAATCTTTGTAAATGGTGTGGTTCCACCAAAGTAAAATCGTTGGCTTTTAATATCAAATTCTATATCTTTTATTTCCTGTGGAATTCCTACCAACTTCTGTTTCTTGATTTTCTGTGAACCAAAGATAGCTTTCTTTGATGAATAATCCAAAGCTCTCTCTGGTCTCCATATAAAAAGCACGTTATCTGCTTTGTCGGCAAATGTACCTCCACCCTTGATTCTATTACTATCAGGCTTTATATATTTGCCATTATCTTCTTTAGTTGGGGTTACTTGATGTGCAACTAAATGTACCGATATTTTATAATCTAAGGCAAACCTTTTAAGTTCAGACATAAATCTAGATATATATAAATCTTCTCTTTCTCCTGACCTCATACGGTGTTGAACTGTATTATATGGATCTATGATTAAACTTCTAATACCTTTGGTCTTAACTAGAAATCTTGCCCTACTAAATATAGAAGCTAATTCAAAGTCAGCTCTAGGAAATATAATAAAGAAATGTTTTCTTACAAATTCCATAGCTTCTTTATATTCTTTTATTGACATCTGATTGTTTTTATAGAAAGGATCTGATGTCTTACCTACATACATTTCTATTATATCATTAAAGAAATCATTAATTGGCATATTCTCAGGAGAAAATACAGCAAACTTCCAACCATCGTGATAAGCCTTAAGTGCTGCCAATTGATTTAAAAATAAGCTTTTACCTTCGTTTTGATATCCTGTCCATATATTTACCTCACCTATTCTCCAAGTCCAAGCATTATCTATCTCTTTTACATAAGTAGTAGAACCTCTTTCTTGCCCATTGTGAAATCCATCTATCATAGACTCACCTACATCTGATACAGAAAATATACCTTCCTTTTTTGGTCTTAAGGCACTTTTAAGACGATTTCTAAGACTTTCTACACCTTCGTGGACTAACACCTCATTTGCATCTTTATATGGCTTTAAATCGACTAATAAACATTTCTCTGATTCAAACCTACGTATTAGTTCTTTCTGCAGGTTTCTACCATTTTCATCTTCATCAGTGGCAATATAAATTATTTCTGCTTGTTTAAATATATCATAGCAATTAGTTAAGCACTCTAGCTTTTTATCTATGTTACTATCTTGTGTATTAGGTGCTCCCATATTTACAGATGTATGGGATTCAATACCTGCAACTTCCCAAGACAAAGAATCCATTTCACCTTCACATATGACTATTGTTTTCTGGTCTACACAATTATCATAGTTATAGATAATAGATTCAGCATCTTTAGATTGCGTAAAGCTTTTACCATCTATACCTCTAGTTTTATAATTAATGATCTGACCATCTTTAAAGTATGGAAATAAAATACTTTTATCATTTCTAGTAGAAACTATCTTATTGTTTTTTATAACCTCTTCTGTAATACCTCTATCAGTTAAAAATGCTTTACCCTTTTTTGTAAGGGATATCATATTAGACTTAGATGGTTTCTTATATATTTTTGTTATTGGCATTATTTCTATATTATCTTTTATTTTTCCTTTCCAACCACATTTATGGCAATAAAAAAGTCCTTGTGTTGAATTTACAGATAAACAAGTATCCTTATGATTTTGTTTACCTAGCTTAATACAATTAGGACATCTTAACTTTTGTTGATCCTTATTGTGATTTACACTTATACCTAAATCTAAAAATGATTGCATATATATATTATATATATAATTATATTATTTATTTATCTTTATGTATAATATTGTTATGATATGTCGTTTTGACAGTTGGAGTAACGTAAATCTTTCTATTCTTTCCATAGAATCCTGAACTCCTAGTTACCCTTTTTATTAGTTCCTTGTCTTCTAAACTATTTAGTATCCTGTATAGTGTTCTTTCGTTTATGCCTAGTGTATCAGACATACTTCCGTTAGACACATAACAATACTCTTTTTTGTC